GTGTCTAGGAATGTGTATGGTGTCATATACTCGTTAGGATTACGAGCTAGTAGTCGGTAGATTGGATGGCTAACGTCAGTTATCTTGTCGTCATCTTCCTCGACTCTGTAAACTTTTATAGGTAGACTAGCTATTGATTCGCTGATAACTCTTACACACGCAAAGACTGCGCTAAATGTTAATGATGTATCTCTAGTAACTGCTGTTCTGTTGGCTGCACCATAGCCACCAAAAACTGCTTTTAAGAAGTTATCTCCTCTCTTCTCAGAACGGAGGAAGTCAAATAGTCCCATAAATAATTTGTAATTACTTTACAAAGATAAGAGAAATCGCAAAAGTGGACGACTAAATCCAGACTATTCCTCTGTCATCATAAGTTGAATTGTCGCTGCTATCGTCATTCATATAACAGCCTAGAGCCATAACAAGCGCAACCATTCCGTCAATCTTTTCGCTTGACTTACTCTTATCCATTTTTATATTTCCAGCTGGGTCTGTTTTCATAGCTAAGTTAGAACACATCCACCTCAACACTTTATTACCAGCGTGGTTAATCTGTTTGCCTAGTACTAGCTTCTCAAGTTCTTTGGTTGGTGCTGACATACTAGCAAAGCCTTGCCCATAGCTTTCCATTGGTAAACCATCTTCTGTTAAGTCTATGACTAATTGGCTAGAGTTCCATCTATCATATGCAATAGACTTTATATTTACAACCTCAGCAACTTCTTTTATTCTACGCTTGATGTAATTGTAGTCTGTTACATCGCCCTCAGTTAGTTCCATCAATCCCTCTTTCTCCCAACCTATGTAGTCTACTTGGTCACGTCTTGAACGAATAAAAGCATTTTCTTTAGGTGCAAAAAAGTAAGGGATAACCGTAAACCTATCATCTTCTGGAATGATTAAAACAAAAGCTGATATATCTCTAACACTCGCTAAGTCAAGTCCAGCATAAGCCGTCATACCTTTATAATCCTCTAAGTGTATTGGAGCTTTGTTGCACTCCATAAATTGAGCGTCTGATAACCAGAGAACATTTGAGTTCATCCATTGATTAAGATGGAGCATTCTGAAGGTATTGGTAAAACTTGGTAACTTTATTGCTCTCGCTTGTTCTCTTTTTAAATAGTCTAATTTAACTACACCACTATCAAGACCTGGATTAGCTAATCTTAATGCTTCCTCTGTAGTCCAATCAACATCATCTGGACAATAATATTTTACATAATAGAACGAATCATCCTTAATAATATTCTCTGAAACTTTGCGACCATATTCCTCAAGGCGATAACAGAAAGACTCTCTGTTGTAACCAGCAGTAGTAATAGCGATATTCAAAGGCTGCCTACGAGATGCTACACTTGTCGTTAGTGCATCCCATAAACTTGAATCACGCTGAGTAAAAGCCTCATCCATTATACAACAACTAGCATTGTAACCATACTTACTAGATGCCTCACTTGATAATGCTTTAAAAGATGAATTACTTTTTTCGTGAACTATACTATTCTTAAATACTTTTAAATTCTTTTCTAGTTGTTTGTCAGCTCTAACCATACCACTAGCCACGTCAAAGATTATCCCAGCTTGAGACCTATCAAAGGCACACACATAAGTTTCTGCTGATGGCTCTCCGTCGGCAACCGTCATATAGAGTGCGAGAGCTGAGATGAGTGTACTCTTACCGTTCTTTCTTGGTAGACATATATAGGCAGTTCTAAATCTCCTTAAACCACTATCTCTATATTTCCAACCGAATAAATCTCTTACTATTGTTTTCTGAAATGGCTCAAGCTTAAATTTTTTATTTCCCCATTCTCCTTTAAGATGGTGTATATGATTCTCTATAAAGTAGACTACTCTATCGGCTGCCTTGTCATCAAAGTAAAAAGTCTTGTCCTCTTTAAGTTTCATTAGTCAAAGAAATTAAAATCGTCAGTCCTCTCCTCATCTTGGTCTGGCATACTAAGAGATGCTCTGCTGCTTGGAGTAAATCCAAATTGCGTAGCAATTTTCATAGCATTTTGTAGAGCGTTCTGCATTACTTTATATTTAGGTGCAATCTTACTAGACCTTAACCGACCATCTTTGTCTACAGTCTGCTCTGTAAAGTTGCCTTGTAACTCTTGAGCTATCTCTCTATAAATACCTATCTCATTGCAGTACGCTGCTAAGATTGATAAGTCTGTCAAGTGTAACATCTTTATATTGGCTAGTTCGTTAGTTACTAAGTCCCATTCATCTGCGCCTTGTTTATTGAGAAAGGAGGGAGCTGAAGGCATTGAGACAACTGCCGAAGTCTCCATCTCGTTTCCCACTAGTCGAGACTTTTCAATAGTACCTTTTAGCTCCTTTACTTTTGTTGGTATTTTTTTTCTCCCTCTCATTAACTGAACTTAAACTGGTTTTAGTTTGGTATATCTATACCCACACGATTTAGATTTAATTATGCGTATAAAAAATGAAAGCTCACCCATGCGATGTACTGACATATCGGTTATACTTTTTCGCCCCCCCCCATTACATCTATATAATCATTAGTAACGGTCATCAACTCCTCTTGTAAGTCTGCTAGTTGTTTCTTTAGTAGTAACTCGTTTAGTTCTACACCTTGCAGTCCTTGTTGCATTGTCTTAATTAATGATTGTTGTAGCTTAATTAGTTGCTCTTGCTTATCTATTATTCTCTTTGCTTCCTCGAATAAGTCTAGTAGTTCGCTTGTCATTGTTCTCTGTTGTTTAGTTTATCTAATTCAAATTGTAAATGATTTATAGCCTTCTGTATGCAATCGTAAGGACTATCGTGCTTGTAACTACTTCTTAGTAGATACGTTACTGCTGTGCCTATGTTATAGCTTAAATCCCAGTCTTCACATACTTTCCTAGCTTCATAGCCATAAGTATTACCTACATAGTAGTTAGGTATTGGATTGCTCTTTAAGTCCTCTATAACTTCTTTAGCTTCGTCTCTGTTCCTTGTATATTCGTAATAGTATCTACTCTTTGCCATTTTTTTTACGTTTTGATTTTGCCCACGCAGTTTTCTGATTGTGATGTGGTAGACATAAAGTCTGTAGATTGTCTTGGTTTAATCTTTCTCCACCGTCTTTAATCTCTATTATGTGGTCAATGATTATCTTATCTTTATAGTTTACTTTGCCTTCCTCACTACACCATCTACAATGTGGTTCTCGTTCTATATGCCACTTTCTAAGCTGTCTCCAAGCTCTACTATTATAGAAGTCATAGTTCTCAGACTTATGCTTCTCAGTAAAGCCAGTAGCTTTCTTACTACTTGCTATCCATTTCTTTTTCTTTCCTTTTGGTAGACTTGGCATTAGTTTAAAAATTGCTGATTCTCATCTATCTCTGGTAGCTTATACTCTATAGATATTATTGGAGGTATACCGTTATTGTTTATCCAATCCTCTAAAGAGTCTATTAGCTCGTCTATTGCTCTTTCCTTAGCATCGTCTAATAACTCTGTATCGTCTACTCTAACCTCTATGCTAACCGATGCTACTATCTTCATTAGTTTAATGTTAGTTTAAATAAGTATAATGTTCTTGCGCTTATTCCAAGAGCTTTAGCAGCCTCCTCAACAGTTTTAAAGTGTCGCAATGCTTTTAACATTTGTTTCTCTCGCATCTCTTTAATTGTCATTTCTTTTGTTTTCTTCTGCTACAAATCCCACTATAAAAAAGTGTAAGAATATTACTACAAATATAGGTAAACAACTGACTATAACTAATAGTGCTAATAGTGTTCTAAATATGCTGCTTAAAATCTTCAATGCTTAAATATGTTTTTGCTTGGTATCTGTTAGCATTATCTTCTATCCTTTTTTCTTCTACTCTATAGTCCTCTCTATGTCCAAACATTAGTTGAAATCCTATGTCTGTTTTAATCTTTTTGGGCAATACTAACTCTAGTCCGTTCTTCGTTCTCTTCCATATCTCTTGATGCCTGGTTGCCCTATTATTGCTCAAGTGTTGTCTTATACTTATTTATTATCCTTTCCATCTGTGACTCATACCATATGGGAAAATCGTAAGCTTGTTCGCTTTGCTCCCATACTCTATATAGTACAGCTCTTAATCTTTGTGATGCTGTCTTAGTCTTACCTACTTCAAAGTCTGTGGTAAACTTCTCAACCTCTTCAACCTCTGCCTTGCTTATATCGTCAGAGCTTATTAGAACCATTCCAGGAGACTTACGTAAGCTAAAGACTCTCATCATTGTCTCTTCTGGTAGCTCTTGAGTATGTATGTTAATACTAAGAGTTCCGTCTGCTAGAGTGCTTACCTTGTTTACTCCTCCCTCGAATATTACTGTCTTTTTCATTATTGTAAATATATAAAATAGATTCAATTTCCCAATCTTTTGGGTTTAAAGTTTTAAACAATCGATTGTTAATCCAGCTCATTAATCTTTTATTCATAAGCCACAATATCCACTATCACAATCATTAAAGTCATCATCAAATAATTCAAACTGATTAAAACTATTTTTTATCTGCTTGTAAGTTATATCTGTTTTGAACCTAGCGTTGTTGTTATTTTCTTCTTGTTTTATAAACCAATCAAATTGTTTAGGTGCTTTATTGCTCATATGTTTTAGCATTATAGTATTACGATGAAAACAACCTACACAATTATTTGCATAGGCGAATCTTACAGGTTTATTTTTCCAATATTGCTCTATATTATCTTTGTAAATAGCATCATTTATTAGTGGGAATGTAGGCACTCTATAAGGTATAGTTTCCCATTTGTTTCTACCATTCTTAGATTTTTCCCAAGTGCCTTTCATATGTTCAACCCCATCTTGACATCTATCTAGCATAGCTTTAGCTCTACGTTGTTCATTAGCTCTAAAGCCTATTCTCATCTCTACTGGCTCTTGATTAAATTTATTTGCCCACCAATAAAATATAGGCTTTATCTTCATCTCAATAGTACAAAATCTTTGCACCTTATTTGGTAGGTAAATCTTATCCCCTCTTTTTATTATATCATCAAATGTTTCACCACTTATCCAATCTATCTTTTGTCCTATGTATTGCTCTAAATCTAACATAGTATATATTATAGTATCTTGCTCTAAAGTTCCTATAAACTCTTTACCTAACTTATCGCTTACTATTTGTCTTACTTTTTTATCAGGGAATAAGCAATCCACATCATCAGTCCTCACTAAAGAAAATACATTTGCATCTGCTGGATAATTAGCTGCAATATAACTTGATGTCTTACCACCACTTAAACTGTTTACTGTTTTCATAATTCTTTTATCTTTTGCTTATACCTTTCGATTGCTTCTTCATAATCAGCTCTTGTTAATTTTACTACTATGTGCATTCTACTTTCTAACTCATCGACTGTACCCTTACCCCATTTATTTTCTACTCCTCTAGCTGCTTTTATTTGGTTTCCGTTCAAGAAAGTATTACAATATGAACATTGTGCGTTGACATTTTGTTCTGAGTATCGAATGCTGAGGTATCGTCTGCTGAATAGATGCCCAGCGTGAGTACTACCTCCAAAAGCTGGATATTCTTTACCACAACTAATACACTTGCAATTACCTTTATAATCGCTATCTCGCTTTCTAATGTACTCGCTAAATACTTTGTCTAGCTTTTTCTTTAGTTTACTTATTGTTGTTGGCATTAAAATAGTTTTTTCTGTTCTACATTAGTTTTATTATAGTAATCTAAAGCACAATCTAATATATGCTTACCTACTTTTGGCTCTACGCTATTTCTTAATAATAGATGACCATTTATTCTTGGTATAGGCATACCTAAATACTCACTAAGTTCTTCTTTAGTACTTCTTGCTATATCTATGTTTTTTACCTCTAAATCTTTTATAGGAAAATTACTCCAATATGGGTGTCTGCCTATCATTTTATTTGGTTCTATAAGATATTCATAATAAGGCACTACATTTTCTATTGACCATAATCCTTTGTACCAACTCTTTAATAATATTATTTGTTGATATAAACTCATTTCAGCATATTTCTTTTCTTTCTGTGAATAACACAACCTTGAATGACTAGGACAAGGTGGACTACTCCAAATGAAATCATATTTTTTATAGTTATGTAATAAATATTGATGACTGTCTGTCTGTATTACTTCATCATTAGGAAACTTATATTTGTATTCAGATGCTATATCAGAATTTATCTCTATTGCAGTTACTTGATGTTCATTACCCCATAATGTCCTATTACCACCGATTCCTGCGTATAAATTTAATATCTTCATTTGTCTAGCTTTTTCTTTAATTTACTTATTGTCGTTGGCATTAGAATAGTTCTGTTTGGTTCAAGTCTTGCTTTTGTATAATACCCATAGCAGTATCTAATATAGTTTTACCAACCTCATAATCAACTAAGTTTCTTATAATTTTAGTTTTAGATTGTTTGCCTTTATACTTATCTAAAAATTCTCTATCAATACTATGAAAACTACATAGCTTAGATACCTCATCAGTAGTCTGTCCACACATAATGCCTTTACCCTCTTTTCTATCTAAATTATAAGGTATGTTAAAATTTGTCCAATATAAATGCCTACCTCTTTTCTTTGCAGGTATTAGTGGTTCATAATATGGTATTACATTTTCTACAACATACTGACCTTTAAAGTGTTCTTTTAAAAATATTATTTCTTCATATAATTTCATATCAGGGTATTTAGGTATATAAAAATCTTGATTTTTCTGTGATACTCTAACCTTACTATGTGTTGGACAAGGTGGAGAAGTCCATATAAAATCAAACTCTTTATAGTGGTCTAGTAGGTATTGGTGTGCATCAGCTACTATTACTGTATCATTAGGAAATCTCTCTTGATATAATTTAGCTAGTTCTTCATCTAATTCTACTGCTGTTATTTCGTGTTCATCTCCCCACTTGTATCGGTTACCACCTAGACAAGCGTATAAATTTAATATCTTCATTTACCTATCTTTTTAGTTTCTCTCTTGTCAATAACCTTGCTAAATGACTCTACTCTCTTTTTATAGACTTCATATTGGTCTATTTGATTAGTTTGCTTTTTAAGTGCTTTAGTCATTTTATAACTTCTTAGAGCCTCATTCCACGTTGGAACATTCACAAAGTGTGGTCCATCGTTCTCTCTTATGTGTTTATTAAGAGCAAACTTTACCTCATCTAATTCCATAGAGCCATAGTTAGTAGCTAAGTCATTACAAAATAGATTAGTCATCTGAACTACTATCTCAGCTTCTGGAGCTTGTCCTAGCTGTACATAAAGCGTTGCTATTATCTCATAGCATTCTCTTTTTAGTTCTTTTATATCATTGGCATATAAATACCATACTTGTTTACTTTTGTCTTTCATCTTTTGTTATTTGTATATGTGTCCATCCAGTTATTAAGTAAAAGGCGTCCCAAGTTATTTTCTTTCTATACTTAGAGCTTTTGCCATATATCTCAAGCATATTTTTAACCGTTACGTCCTCACGTTTTTTAATCTCGTAGTATTTACTCATTTACTTGCTTTTTAACTTCTATTAATACTTCCATTAGGCTGTCATATATCAGCTCTAGTTGTTCACTTCCCTCTGTCCATTGGACTATCTCTCTCTCATATTGATTAGCCACTTTTACTAGCCTATTAAATTTCATCTTTACAACTCCAGAGTGTGAGCCTTTTAAGTTGTATAGTTGCTCGTTAAAGCAGCGAAAGGTAGCTATTAATAAATTAAGCTCTGCTGTTTGTTCTTTAGTCATTATATTCTTTGTTTATCATTTCAAGTCCTTTCTGATAGTTAGTTAGTATCTTTTGGACTTTAGTTTGTTTTTCTGTTTTAAGCTTAAACAATCCCTTCCATCCATTCTCGATAGACTGCTGGATAATCTGCGCCTGGTGTTCTTTGTTGTTGTTGGAGATTCTTAATAGCTTAGAAATCGCAGCAGCTTCTCCTAGTTTTTTGTAGGTAGTTCTAAATTGCTCTTTCCTAAATTCTTTCCATAAATTCCAAGCCTCTAAATTTAATTCAAAAGGATAAACCCCTTCTGTTTTAGTATTATCAGTATTTAGTTTATTTAAGTTATTAGTATTATTAGTATTTAGTAGTGGTCGATTTTCTACATCTAGAATTTCTACATCTTGATTTTCTACATCTTGAAAATCGGTATGTGGTTTTTCAAAGACTATATAATCCCAAGAAACTATCTTGCCTTTTTCACGTTTTTGCTCTCGTTTCATATAACCGTTAGATGTCAGTTCCTTAAACGCTGAATAAATTGCAGCCTTGCCGTCTGTATGCCATTTCTCTACCTCCTCAACGTATAACTTCCAGTCGTTAGGTAAAGCCAAGAGGTGACATAGCAACCCCTTAGCTTTTAACGATAAGTCCTTGTTAAATATAAACTCATTGTTTATAGTTGTATAGTTAGTGGACTTTTCTACTCTAATTCTTCTCATTGTTCTAATTTGTATTGAGCATAGTGAACTGGCTCTCCAAACTTATTCTCGCTGTGTAATATAGTAGTCTCAATATTATTACCAGCTTCTTTCAAATCAAATATTACTGCTGCTAGTCGCATAATGCTATAATCAAAGAATGCTTGTACTGGTGTTATTGGTCCAATCTCTTTAAGATGTCTTAATACTTTCTGTTTTTGTGATAATTTCTTCATTGTTATAAAATTTAGTTAGTTTTTCTTTTAGTTCTATTTGTGATTCTTGGTTAGCTTTCAATCGCTGTATAACCTCTACAAGTTCCTCAACCTCCACTACATTTAAATCACTTTTTACCAGTTGCAATATAGTATTATATTTTTTAAAGTAATAGCTATCAGATTCTAGTAAAGTTCTATTCAGCTTGTAATGGTGCATTACCGTAGCGTGATTAATTTTAAAATGCTTTGCTATATGTAAGTAAGGCATTCTAAGAACGTCTTTTATAATAGAGTAAGCCATTCTCTTTATATCGACTATATGTCTCTCTCTTGACTTGCTTTTAAAGTCTTTAACAGATATATTACCGATATAACAAGCTGTGTCTATTATGTGATTTATTTTATCCATCAAATTCTACTTTTACTCGTTCATAAATTACTGGAGCTAAGTCTTTTAGCTCTCTAAGCTTCTTTCTTGATTCTCTCCTTGCTTCGTCTTTTCTAGTCTTACTGATGTCTGTACCAGTAGCCTCGTTAATTATCAAGTGAGAATCTTTTAAAATCTTGTCTATTCGTTCTTTTTTAGTCATCTTTTACATTCTTTAAAAAGTAATAATAATCTTGCAAATCTTTACATTTGTCTTGTCTTGCTATTGTTTCTGTTATAAACTTATCTCCAATGTTTATATACCAGTCAGCTAATTTTACTTCGTAATGGTCATCGTGTTCAATGAGCTTAGTAGCTTTCTTGTTTAGGTGTATCCAACCCTTACGTCTTAATCTAAAGCAATAGCTAGTATCGTGGTCATAAACTTCGTCTCGTGATTCTTTACTAAAAAGGTAAGTCGTTTCCATTTTTTGTTGATTTAGGTTTAACATCGTTTAATACATATTCTTTGAATGCGTCAGCTATTTCTATAATCTTAGGAATATCAGCCTCTCCGACAATATTACAAGCGTTTGTAAGTGCGTTCTGCTTGATAATATACTCTTGAGTCTTGTTATCCTTTGGAGCTGCTGTAAAGCTTTTACCTCCACCTTGAAACGTTGATGCTGGTTTAATCTTGTTGATTGTAGTACCGTTGTACTCTCTTGTATTAACTTCGATTTCAGCCTCTTGACCTTCTATAAATTTGTTCTGAGCTTCAGTCTTGGATAGGTATTCTCCCCTAAATCCATCTTCAAACTCTACAAGCCACTTGTAGAAGTGTCCGTATTGCGACTCAAAAGAGCCATCTGATTTTACTGTTTTTACTACTTTTTTCATAATATTTATTGATTTTAATTAGTTCCGTATTTAATGTAAAAAACTACCATAGTGATAAAAGAGCCAGTATAAAGGCTTAATACCTCTGTGTAGTATGTTGGTATCAAATTCAATAGTAATAGCGTTAGAAACGCTAAAACCATTAAATAAGAGCATAATTGAGTGATTGTAAAGCTAAAGAATTGTACTTGTGTACCAAGCTCTAATTTAGCATCTAAAAATTTCTGTTGGTGTAAATCTTGCATTGTTAGTTAGTTTTAAAAAACGAGTTTCAGTTGTGGTCGACTGCTTTTGTTGTAACATTGTGTCCAGAATTTTGGTTAGTCAATCTGTGTGACTCCTCTTTTTTCTTTTTTCTCGTTTGTTAGTTGTTTTAGTTTGTTTGTTGGTACAAATATATAACCATTTTTTATTCTGTGCAAACTTTTTAACAAAAAAAGTGTAATTATTTTAGTTTACTAGAGTAAAAAAATGTTAAATTTTTTCAATTATAAGCATAAAAAAAAGGGATAGACGTTAATCTACCCCCTAAAACAAACCAAATACGAGGGTAACAACTCCCTCTGATTTTAAACAAGTTCGCAAATATATTAAAAAATATGAGTTAAGTGTGCTATTTGTCCGTATTCATTATGTATAAAGCCTTCTACAGCTTTAATACTACCAGTATAACCTTTTGAAAAATGCCAAGAATCTGTACCACTTGGAGAACGTAAAAACTCTACCGTCACTCCTACGTTATCAAAAGAACTCATAAACTTATATCGTTGTTTGTGGTGTAAGTGATGTAAATACCAATAACGATACTTAGTATCAGCCCACATCTTAGGTTCTTCTTGTGCCATGTGCAAAGGTAAGTTAGGTAACTTAGCTCCATCTCCGTGAGTCAATCCTATTAGACTATTTTTATACTTATAGTACTTTCTGTGTATTGGGTCAGCATCTACGCTTACAGCCTCTGTATTTCTATACCAAGCCTTTAGAGCGTGTGCTAAATGGAAGCCACTCATATAGTCGTGATTACTCATAGAGTGAACACAATCAACTGGAGCTAACTGCATCAACATCTCTACTACCTCAACGTAAAGCTCTAGAGCCTCTGTAAAGTGTTTATACCATTTGCCGTCTTTATCTTGTGGAGTTCCTTTTGTAGTGTTTCCTTGTACGTTGTCTGTGTGTAGTATATCATTTCCTATACAAAACAATATTCGTTCTATAGGATAGCCTTCAGCGTTTCTTAGAATACCCTTAACTCCTTCTCTTACTCTGTTCTTAGCTATTTCTATATTGTATTCGTCTCCAGTTTCTGTAGCATCGGCATACTTTCCAATGTGAACGTCTGCTGGATTTATTATAAGTAAGTGGCCATCTTGTCTAGTAGGATAATCAATGGAGGGATATTTAGGAGAGTATTGTGAGATAAGCTCCTCAATAGATTGTAAAAAGTCATCTTTAGTAAATTCATTAGGTTTAGCAAATATTGAAAACTTTTGGCTTTTATACCAATAATGAGAAACAGAGCCGACATCTATACCAGCCTCGTTACATTCGTCAGCTAATAGAGATTGCCTCTCTTTGTCTTTTCTATATTCGTCTATTAGTTCCCATTCATCTGTCTTTAATCTATACCTCTTTTCTTTTGTCATTTTTTGTTGATTTTCTCCAATCCTCTAGAACCAAAATAAGCACCTATACAAGTGATAAGAACTATCTGTAGTAGGTCTACCCATTGCTCATCTACGTTAAATGTAATAACTCCAGCGTCTATAAATATAAGCAAAGTTGTCGAAACTACAAGCCACGCCAAGACTAACGGTCTTATGTTACGAGGAAGCCAACTAGATTGTAAGTTATCTGACTCCCATCTTTTAGTAACTTCTTGCTCTATTAAAGCCTCTTGCTCTTGGATAATCTTTTGCAGCTCGTTCTTTAACTGCATTTTTTCCTCTTGAGATGTTATTACCTCATCGACAATCTTATCAGCTTTGCCTAATAGATTGCCAAGTATATTTCCTAATATAGCCATATAGCATCATTTTTATCTTGGTCAGTATCGCAATGAATGAACGAGTCAGCTATTCCGATACGTGTAAATCCAGCCATTATAAGACCGTTTACTATCTTTTGTCTAGTCCCACTATCTTTGCAGTATATATCAGCAGCGCAGCCTTTTAAATGGCTTGAGTTAGCACTAGCCTTATAGCCTTGCTTTCTTAGTCTTTCATTGTGTTGTGGTGTTCTAAATCCAGATGTTATCTTAAAAGGTATTTTAGCTATATCTCTAGCCTTATCTAGTTTTTTAAGAAAGTCTCTTTTCATATTTTTGCCACTTCCTTTAACGTCTGAATCAAACTCACTTAGCTTAAAGTGTTTGAGAGCCATTTCTTGTTCTACTTTATTTAGACTTTTTTTCCACGTTTTTAGATTCATTGTTTTTTCTTCGTTTACGGTTATAAATAATCTTGTCAGTTGTATAGATAATAGACAATAATAATACAGCTATCTTTAGCACTACCTCAACATCAGCTAAAGTAGCAAAAGTAAATGTAGTGGTGTTTAGTACTAATACGTCTGATGTTTCTTTTAATAAATTTTTTATCATTGTCGTGGGTCTGTGCTAATCAAAAGCGTTAATGTTGCGTAAAATTTATCGCTGCTAGATGTGCTATTAATCTTTCTAAAAGATGGAATTAGACAATCGTTAGCGTTTAATGTTTCTGTTATTGTTGCATCTCTGTTAAATACATAGTTTACATCGTTTTGTGAAGTAAAAGCAAAATCATCTACTAAAACAATATCTGTTGATGTTGTTCCATTTTCTGTTATTGGTTTTTTCCATAGCTCGAATATTCCATCGTGTCTAGTTGCTGAATCAGTCTGAACATCCCAATTTATTCTTTCTATTTTACATCCATTATGTGGACTTCTAAAAATATTAAAAACAGTAGCCTCGTTAGATATTGTATCTCCATCAGCCCAAACTGCACCAGCATTCACAGAAATTTCTGTTGGGTTTTGTGGACTAATTAAATTTGTATTACCGTGTGTATTACCTACCTCAAAAAGTTTATGAGTTACTATAGTGTAGTCTCTGAATAGTGAATCGTATTTATTTTCTCTATTTAGTATAACAACACTTCCTCCTGGAATTAACTGACTAACTGTAGTAGAAGCAAATGTTATACGTGTTGAATCATAACTTATATCAGCATCTAAAGTTAACTCAATACTAGAGCCAGTATCAGCACATATAACATATACTACATCGCCACTTTTTAAAAGTGTACTAGTGCTAGTAGTTGGTATTATATTGATAAAAGTCAATGTCAAGCTGGTAGTATTTTGAGATACTACAGCTACACTTTCTCCTCTTAAATAATTACTTAAATTTCCCATATTACCAAGGTGTAAATTCGTTAGCATCTGGAATATTTGATATAGTACCAGTAACTAAACTTAATGTATTACCACTTAAATCAATTCCATACCATTCTCCAGACCAAGTATCTTCATTTGCATTATAACTTACTTGATAAGGTATAAAAGCAGTTCCATCTATTTCTATTCCTTCAAAATAATTTAACTCTCCACTTGTTAGCTTTAGACTTCCGTTAAACACTCTTGCTCCACTAGCTTGTCCTTTCATAACCTCCTCAACTAGAAGCTGTGTTATTTCTGTGCCAGTTCCAGTATTATATGCTTTCCAAGTTTGATTTGTACCATCTTCCCAAGCTGTAGTAGTATAGTTATAAGTTTCTATTCTACCTACAGCTCCACTTGTTGGACCAGTTCCTATAAACAGTTCTGGTATTTCAAACTTTACACCATTTTTTATTACATCTGTACCACTTCCAAAGTTATAAGCTCTAAAGAATTTTTTTATAGTTACATCATTATTTAATAAATATTTTATTCCTTGCTCCTCATCAGTTGTAGGAGAAGAATAAACTAATATATCAAAAGGGTCTAAAGTAGTAGTAGTTTCTGTTATTTGAATAGAACTAAAACTATCACTAAAAACATCAGCAAAATTATTATAAAATAGCTTAGCATACATTTCTAAATATAATACACCATCGATAGGTATTTCTCCAGTTTGACAACTAAGATTTATATTTAATAAATTTAAATCAGTTATAAATTGTAATGAAACAGAATCTATTACTTGGGATACTGTAAAGACGTCAGAAGTAGTCCATTCTGTGTCCATTATATTACTAAGAGGAAAATAATAAGTTTGGCTTGTACCTACTAATTTAAATCTAGCAAATATATTAGTTCTTATGTGTTCGTTATAGCCTACTACACCAGTTATATTTATAGGGTCTAATGGAAAAACTGCAATATTTCTATTAAAATATAACGAGCTGTTAGTTACACTTGTTATATTACCTAAATTAATCAATAATTTATCATCTGTATGATTATTTATAGAATATGGCTCAGTTGCACCAGCAGAATTATGAACCATTACATTTCCTATCTTATATCCATTCCATATAGGAATCTCATTTGAAGTAGCTTGGAATTGTGAGCTTGACGCACTATCTACATTATTTTGATAATAAAAAAATGGCATATCAAAAGATGTTAAATGATTGTACTCCGTTTCTACACTTCTTAAAATAGGTAGGAAATCAAACGAGCCTCCATATCTTTTTATATTTGTTCCCTCTGTTGTAGTGTAACTTGTGCTACCACTAGCTGCTATAGTTGTGCCACTATTCTTATAATATATTCTATAATAGTGTGTGTTTGGTGCTTTCCAATTATCATAGTTATTTACTTGTATTAAATGCCATTTACCATCTGATAAAAAACATCTCATTCCCCAAGCCTTACAAACGTTATCTAATAACTCAAAAGAGCTTTTAAATTGTTTTGTGCCAGTTTCATCGTCTACTTCTACATAAGCCATAAAATTAAACCTACTAGCTACTAATGGGTCTCTAAATTCTACGCTTGTCATAGTGTCCGTAGTCCAATCTACAGACGTTAATATATAGTCATCAGATACACCCCAGTAATAGTCTTGTAAGCCTATTTGATTGTTGAATATATTTTGAAAGTAGGTTAAAGTTTGGAAACTAGAAGGAGTACTATATCCAGTATCAACATTAAAATCTATATCTCTCAAAGGAGCTAAACCACATACAGCAGTTAATTTAATTCTAGTTGGTCTAGAAATATCTTTCTCTGGAGATATATCATTTAATAACAAACCAGCCCAATAAAGCTCATAAGTTACATCATCAGAGCTTTTCCATATAGACATATCAAAACCACCATAAACTGAGCCTCTAATATCGTTAACAACTGCTTGTTCTCCATCTTCTGTCACTAATATATCAAATGTTACCTCACTTGGAATAAGACCAGTAAAACGATTGTCATTGTCAGACTGATAAGTTAAAGTAAAACCATCAGCACCTAGCTTAGGAGTGTATGTAGTTGATGAAATAGCGTTATTGTTATAAACGTCTATTCTATAATAAGTGCCATTGTCACTCTGTAAACTTAACTCAAATTTCTTTTCTCTACTCATTAGTAACCTCTTGTTCTATTTCTATTAGCTTGTGCTCTATCTGAACTTAGTAATATATCAGCTCCACTTATTACACCAAAGACTTCAGTTGAGCCTCCAGTATTTATCATTGACCTAGCTCCTACACCACCTAAAAAGTCTGGAGTTTTTCCTACAACAGACCTTCCAAAAACGCCTTCTATACCACCAAATCCTCCTATTTCTTTCAATCCCATTAATGCACCCATACCTGTACCTCCTAGCAAAGCATTGAATATAGCTGTTACTAATAAAAGACTAAGCATTTCATTTACAGCTCTTTTGATTCCGTCTATAAGGCTAACAAAGAAACCATCTGTACTCTGTAAAGCAGTTACAAAAGCTCCTTGAATACTAGAGCCAAATT